CAATCAAATTACGATCACGGTGCCACTGTTTGGTGCGTTCAATCCAGGTTAGAATCCATTCGTTCTCAGCAGTCATTACTCAATACCCAAGTATTCCATGATTTTTTCGGGAGTGGTCTCACCGTAGGGGTCAGTCTCGCAGTTGTCTTTACGCCCAGGCTCGACAAAGTATTTTTCGACGATGCCGTTGTCTACGACCATCGCATAGCGCCAAGAGCGCTTACCAAATCCTAGATTGTCTTTATCGACAAGCATACCCATGTCATCAGTGAAGTAACCCGAACCGTCAGGAATCACTTTAACATGCTTGAGCCCTTGAGCCTTTGCCCATGCATTCATCACAAATGAATCATTCACAGAAATGCAATAAATCTCGTCAATGCCCGCGTCATAGAACTTCTGAGCGTTCTCTTCGAAGCCAGGCAGTTGCATAGTAGAGCAAGTGGGCGTAAACGCACCAGGTAGCGAGAACACTACAACACGCTTGCCAGTGAACAGGTCTTCAGTGGTCACATCTTGCCAGCGATAAGGATTGTCACCACCAATGGATTCGTCGCGAACGCGAGTTCGAAAAGTCACATACGGAACAGGTTCATGCGTACTCATTTAAAAATCCTCTTGTTAAAATAAGAAAAAACAAAATACTTTCGTATACATGCTACGACAAAAAATACAGAGGTAAAGACGATTGTCATAACCTCTGCGCTCAATTCAAATGGAAGAAAAACTTTAAGTAGAACGTAATTCAGAACTATGTTTAGAGGCGTCGCTATGATCGTATCGCTGACCGCTTGCTTTGCGAGCTTCTTGTCGAAGCTTTTCATAATTACTTACCTTCATAAATTGAATCAATAAGCTCACGGAAAGAATCGATTTTATCGGAACGATTTGGCCAATAAATGTAGTCTTTCTCTGGATTCTTTCTCAGATTATCCAGAAGAGGTTGAATAGCATTATACAACTTATCGAGGCGGGTTTCAAGTGCATCTTTCGTTTCTTTGGTTTGCTGAACGGCTTCAAGTTCTTCTTCTGTTACCGCAGTGAAACCAAAATCAAAAATGTCTTCACTCATTAACTTCACCATGAATGCGATCATGCTCGTACAGCATAAGAAAACCGTAGTGAATAATCTTCACAATGTCTTTCCGATGATCAGCAGGAGATTCGCCTTTCTTGCCATAACGCCCGTTGTATTTGTCGACATTCCCGGAAAAGAATCCCATACCATGACCACGATCAACGATGATTTCAGAAGACTGCAATCCACCTTGCCCATAATGCCCGCTGTACGTAGAGTCGATATACTTCTTAAACTCTTCGATTAGTTCAGGCTCACGAAACTTATAATTAATTGTCAATTAACTTTCCTCTCTTTTCCATTCTCATAGGTTATGATAAGATCATCGTTATCGTTAATTTCCATCTTCTTCGCTTTAAATACGGTCAGTAGCGAAGACCATACGTCAACGAGCCCGTCACGATAGCCAAAGTGTCTACCGGCCATGTAAGAGCCAAACAGTAACGCAGTTGCTATAAAAGTGTGTAGATAAGGGTCCATGATTCACCTCCTAGAAGATTTTAATGGCTTTGAGTTTTTCGCCCGAAGACGACTTATCAAAGACCGGAATATCATCATCAACAAGGTCTTGCTGTGTCTCATCTACATCATAAAGTTTCATCTTAGAACGATCAACACCGACGACGAATCGCTTTTCTGTGTTAGGATCGTTGTAACGATTCTTTAATTGCTTCACCATAATCTGACCAAGACTGTTTAGTTCATCGTTGGAGACTAAAGCAAACATCAAGTCAGCCGTTGCAGGAAGGCCGAAAGACTCCGAAGTGTCTTCAAGCCCAGGATCAGAATTGCCGTAACCCGACCGGGTCGTTTGTGTTGCTGACACAATAGGCACATCAAACTCTACCGCCAGCCCGCGAATCTCTTCAGCGATAGCTTTCACATAGGTATAAGAATTGATAGCGCCACCCATGGATTTCATTCTCGACGATGCACATATATTTAGATAATCAATGAAGATTATCTCAGGAACAAATTTCTTTTTAAGTTTTAGTTCCATTAGCAACGCCCGAAAATGACCTGAGTGTGCTTGCCCAGTCGGGTACTCCTTAATGATCAACTTACCGTTTGTGCGCTCAGCGATACCGCGCACCCGATCTTTGAACATTGTCTGAGACATGTTCTCCAGTTGATCGATCGGCACATTCAGCAGATTTGCGTCAATGCGTTCAGCAATGCGCTCCTCTGCCATCTCCATCGTAATGTACAGGACATTACGACCCTGCGAAAGGGCACTAGCCGCAACGTGACACATGAACAGCGACTTACCGACGCCTGTGCCAGCGAGCGCGATATTAAGGGTCTTATTTGGTAGCCCGCCCTTTGTGATTCGATTGAAGTAATCAAGATCAAAGGGGATTCGCTCTTCTTGCTCATGATAAAAGGCGTATCGCTCATCAACATTTTCAAGGTAATCGTGCCCAATGTTAGTGTCAAACGATACGGCTAGCGCATTCTGTAGAATGTCAGGCAATGCATTCTTCGTAAGCTTCTCGTGCTTGCCATCAATAATAGAGATAGACTCCATGATTGCACGATAGACTGCACGATCCTGACACCACTTTTCTGTTGTATCCAATAGCCATTGCTGATTCTCTTCTTTCTTTTCAAAAATATTTGGAAGAATGTCAATGGCATGAGTATACATCTGATCCGTCAAACGGTCAGACTGATCAATCTCAATCTTAAATGCTTCAAGGGTAGGCAGTTTATTGTACTTGCCCACGAACTTAGTTACCTCAGTGAAGATATGTTGATACACACCTTCGAAATATTCTTTCTTAAGAAAGGGAACGACCTTACGCATGTAAGGCTCGTTCGTCAAAAGATTACGTAAAATCGTTTGTTCTAAATCAATCTTCACTTTGTTCCTCGGGATTGCCTAGTACAAGAGAACCGCTGGCGGCGGCATCTTCAAGAACACTGCTAAGAATCTCAGCTACGCGATCTTGAAGACCTGTGTTTGCTTCTGTCAAATTAGTGTCAGGTGTAGATACTAACATAAAATTAAAATTTAAGCAATCGTTTTCTCCGTCAAATGCAATATTCCCGAATCGAACCACAGACTCAGCAAAGTCACCTTCTAGAATGCGAACATCCCATGCTTGCTGATTCTCTGCTTCTGAAGAAGGGACCAACGCGTAGTCGATCCCCTCACTCACTTTACGAATAGCCATTATTCGTCTTCCATGTCCAAAGCAAGTTCGATACCGGTACTACCTGCACCAATCTTGTATTGCTTCTCGACAAACTCTTCGAATTTAGCATCGGCTAGAATATCTGCCCAGAAGTCTTCGCTCAGAGTGTCTTTTTCTCTGATTTTGTTTCCAATGACTTCGCCAGTGTTAGTGTCAACACGCTGATACCAACCATTAGAAGGCTTAGTAACAAAACCGGAAGCAAGACCAATATCCAGAAGACCGCTAAAACGCTCAATGCCACCGTCCCAAGAAACACTAATAGGAATCTTAGACTTCTCTTTAACAAATCTAGACTTCTCGACATTAATGATGAAATCATAACCAGTTACCTCAGTGCCCGTCTTGTTCTGACGACGCCCTAGAATCCAGATATTGTCTGCGCTGTAGTAGATACCCGTACCGCCACCGACGATATCTTTTGGGAACAGACCGATTTCTTTGTACGTGTGGTTAATCGCTAAAAGAGGAATGTTCTTCATCGTCAGATAGGGAGTGGTCATACGGAACAAACCCTTGAGCGCTTTTGCTCGCGACATATCTGCAACAGACTTTTCGTCTAGCGCGTCTTCAAGCTCTTTCTTCGACGCAAGGTTACCGATAGAGTCAATAACGATGATCACCTTGTCTTCTTTATCAAGTTGTTCTAGCTGGTTGATTAGATCAAACTTGAGTTCTTCAACATTGGTGATAGGCGTGTGCAGTACACGAGTTACATCAATGCCAAACGTTTCAAAGTAAGCTTGAGGCGAACCAAACTCAGAATCATAGAACAAAATCACAGCTTCAGGATCAGACTTCAGAAACTCAGCCGCCATCTTAAGAGCAAACGAAGTTTTGAAGTGTTTAGATGGGCCCGCCAGGACTGTAAGCCCTGACGCTAGCCCACCTTTCAGACTGCCAGAAAGGGCGACGTTCAGCATAGGAACGTCCATTCTGGTAATCTCACGCTCTTGGAAAAACTCAGAATCTGCAAGCACCGAAGTGAACTTGACTTTTGAGTTCTTTTTAAGCTTGTTCATCACAGACATATAATATTAGTCCTTCAGGTTTTTAATGTTTACACACTCATCAAGCAGAGAAAGCTTGTCGGTCATACCAATCAGCATACGCACATCGCTGTTTAGATACTCACCAGCATAAGAACGCGCTTGCTTGTAGCTGACTTCTTCATTAACGCGGGCACGAATGAAAGTCGGAATCATCGTGCTTCGATCCGTCATCAGAGGAGACTTTTCCATCAGGCGACGAACGATAGCGGGATTTGCATTCTTCACGTCCATGATCGTATCATAGAGTTGATTGAAGAACGTTTGCTTCACAGCTTTAAAGCCAGCAAGACCAAGCTTGGCATAAGCCACTTCGAAAACAGTACCAGTCATAACTTCTTGTGCAGAAATATGAGTGGTGTGCTTGATAAGTTGCATGAATGCAGGAAGCGCTTTATCACCGCCACCGACAAGAGCAAAGTCTGCCGAGATAACATCACCAATGCTCTGCGAATCGTTGACTTCAGGCATGTAGATAACCTTTGCATCAAACACATCAGGACCAAGAGACATGATCAAACGCTCAATGGTTTCGATGTTCAGCGTAGAACGAATGCAGATACCGCAGTCAATTTGCTTGACAAGCTTGTTGACAGCGTTGAGGAAGTCCGCATCGTCTAGCGTATCGTTTTTGAGAAGGGGAATCTCAGAACAGATAACAGCAAGACCAGGGCGCCATTGAATAAGTTCATCAACATCGCTTGTCGAAGCAACCACTTTCCGTTCAGTAGATTTCGTATTGAAAGCAACATCCGTAGCGCTAGCAAGGAGATTGTTACCAATAACGCCTACGCGAAGACGATTTGCTTTAGCTTCGCGTAAATCTTCGGGGCGCGACTCATTGGAAGCGTCATACTCCCAACCTTCTTCGTCTACACGTACAACAGAGCCATCAGCGGCGACCATAGGCTCGCTAAGCTTCGGCTGTTTAATTTCAGTTACATTATCACTCATCAGTTTCTCCTAATTGTTTCGATAAGCATATTCAACTGCACGGTCCGCTTCTTTCTCTAGCGGTCGATTAGTATACCACTTTCCATTGTCATTGTCAAATTTTCTACAAAGTTCTGCAATCTGACCTGCCGTGATAGGGTAGCCGTTCTTGATCGCATTGCCCGCTGTAGCAACCATAATCTGGTACATCTTGTGATACCATCCAGTACTTGTTATAGTCTGATACTGCATTGAAAGATTTCTTGGCCAGAATGGGCAGTCACGATAGTCTGTCCAAGAAATGTGAGTTTTATCTAGCGCCTGCTTACGATGCTCTATTACAGCTTTTTGCAGTTCAGGCGGCAGACGATCAATAAAGTTATTACCTTCGCGTTCTTTGTACGGGTGTTTTGCTTTTAGATAGTCAGGATCAATAGGCTCGCCAACGTTACGAAAGATAAAATTGTTAGCATCAATGTACGCCGCAGGGACGTAATACATTCGTGACAAATCTTTAGTTTGTCGATCTCCAATTTCTCCAAGTTCTGCATTGAGGGCATGCCAGAAGTGTCGTATTTCTTCTCTCTCAATTTTGCGTGTAAGTTCGAAGACAATTCGAAACTTTGGTAAATCGACCGTACTGCTTGCTGTAGAATAACAAACATAAGACCAGCGAAAAAGCCTACTAACAAGTATTGACTCAAGATTATGACCTCCAGTGTCGAAATCATCCACATCGACCGCAGCCCACTTGCCCCAATATTCTACGTTATCGTTTGAGCGAGTAGTGCCTTCGGTGTAGATTGCAGGGCTGATAAGACCCGCAGTCTTTTTCGTTTCTGGTATTTTAGACAGCCCATAGAGAAGATCAACAAACTCATTCCACGAATCGAAGGACATTCGCTTGTGAGTTTTGTTGTCGAAGCGATTCTTGAAAATAGTCAGTTCAGTTTTCATAATATTGGTATTATAGCAAACTATGTTGTGGATTGTCAACCTCTACAAGTGCTATTTGATTCTTCTTTGTTTTGCCTTTGAATGTCTGATTATAATAAAAGACTTTGATTAGCTTCAATTCTTTGATATCGGTGAATGCATCACGAACAGGAACCAACTCAAAGTTGTCAATTAAAAATCTTTTAATACCTAATTTAATACAGAGATTCATGTCAAAGAATGCTGGCGGATAAGAATGCCCACCATCAACTAGAGCAAAGTCATACTTATGAATCGATATCTCTTCTTCAACAATATGAGACTTGCCTGGAATCCAATGCCATCTTTCACCATAGATTTCGTGTAGCTTGAGCGCCATTTTCCAACGCTCAGTGGGATCAATTCTATCTTTACCTTTACCTGTTCGATCAACGTACGGCGAAACAGAAACTACTTTCGCGTTTTTAAAAATTTCTAGCTGATAGGTGGTAGAGTGCCCGAGATGGAACCCAATCTCAAGAACACTTTTTGGATTGTAAAGATTTTGACAAAACGAAAAAGCCCTATAGATTTCCTCGGTAGGCGGCATGTAGCCCCAACCGATTTCGGGAAACGAAAGATGATCTAACTTCATCCAAAAAAGTCCTCAAGTGTTGCTCTTGGCTCTGCTGACCAACCGACTGCGGCGAGAATTGGCTCAAGCGGATCAAGAAATGTTTTAACGAACATCATATCATAATCTACAGCAGTATGCAAGCCAAGTTCTTTAGGCAGTTGCATCGGAAAAGATATCACGTTCTCTTTGATCTTGTTAGGTTGGCGAAGGTATAAAAACTTAATCTTCTCGCCGTCTTTGATCAATTCGTACTTGTCTTGCAACTTAGCTTGCTTAACATAGTGATTATATAGAAGCGATCCACGTACGTGAATAGGCGTACCCTTGCCGTAGATATCGCGACGATCAGCCCACTTCGTAATCTCAGACACCCCGCGAGGAAACGCAATCTCTTCTGGCGTAAGGTTTCTAAATTGGGACCTAAAGTCAGAAATGAAGCGTTGTGTGTCTGATTCGGTACCTTCGATGATAACCTTAAACGTGTCGCGCATCTTGTCACGCACCACTTGTGGTGTGCTAGACTTGATCGCTTCAATACCCATCATCTTTAACTTAGGCTGTGCGTACTGTACACCTTCGTTGTTATGCACGTTCAGAATGTAGCGCTTCTTCGCCATCCAGATGCCACGATCCGCAATTGCTTCGCGCTTCATGACCATACGATTCACGTACGAGCCCGTCTCTTCCGCCAGCTTCGCATACGCGTCTGCGATTTTCTTTTCGAAATGTTCTGCGACTTTACTCAGAAACTTGACAGGGTTGGCTGGCTTGTGCAGATTCACCAACTGTGCAAAATTAATGTACACCGAATCGGTATCGATGGCAATTACATAATCGTCTTTGGTGCCAAGAATCTCTTGCATCTCATCGTTCACTGCTTTCTCAGCAGTCTTGATGGCGCGCTGACCAGACATGGTAACACCTTCTGCAATCTTCTGATCGAAGTAGCGGAAGTATTTGTTGGCTAGCGCACCGTAGAGCGAGTTCATGAGAATCTTGATTGCCATCTGTTGATTGTCTAGCGTGGCGATTTGGTTCTCAAGTTTCTTAGTAGGTGCCTCTTCGTATCGTTGCTTTGCTTCAAGCATAGCTTTCTTAAGACTAACTCGGTCATCGTAAAACTTACGAATCACGTTTGGAATAATGCCTTCGAAATCTTTTCGGAACATAGCACCATTTGCGCACTTGGTCGTTTCTACGCTTTCATCATAGCACATTGTCTCGGGCGACATGTTGTACTGAACAATAATGTTCGGATACAGAGAGTTGAGGTCGAATGACACAACCCAGTCATGCGCACCGATCATGGGGTCTTTCACATAGCCACCGACAATCTTGCCAGCGTCATGATCGATAGGTGGCTTGGGCGGAATGACCACGTTCTTTCGCGTCAATTCGTTATAGATGATAGAATCCCAGATTGCGGTCGTACCGAGCGTATCACCGTAATTGGTCTTTGCTTGATACGCCATGGTCATGGCAAGAGAAATGAGACCCATCTTCTCTTCGAATCGGTCTACAAGCTCAGTGTCTTTAATGTTATAGTCAATGAACTTCTGGTAATCATGCTTATACAGACTGTGGAGTGAACCGTACTCATCGTACGACAACTTACGTACACCGAGCACCACGTGCGCGATATGATCTAGCTTGTATGATTCTTGCTCACCCCAGGTTTGCTTACCGAACTTCTTGAATAGATCAAGATAGTCCATCTGAGAAACGCCTTCGATATCGTAAGCAATTTCTGTGTTATTCATGATGCGAACCTCGCGCTCGCGCACGAGACCCCACGGCGAAAACTTTTTGATCGCATCAGCATGAACGACCTGAGACGCACGGCGAATCAGATAGGGAATATCGAACAGCTTACTATTCCAGCCAGTCAGTACATCAGGGCAGTTGTCTTTCCACCACGTGATGAATGAGCTTAACAGAACATATTCGTTATCACAATGAAAGTATGTAATCTCATGGTCATTCAGAGAGGTGTCATATTCACCATTGCCCCAAACATAATACATGTCGGACTGATTAGTTTTTGCGGCAATTGAGATAACAGGGTGTGCCGCTTCTCTCGGATGCGGAAAGCCTGCATCAGAAGCGACCTCAATATCGATGGTCATGACTTTGATCAGGTCACGATCAAACGTCATCGCATTGGGAAAGGTGTCACCAATAAACTGAGTGACGTAGTTAGTCTGACCATGAACAGAGAAGTTCGGAACGTTCTCATATTGTTTCATGAAGTCAGATGCTTCGGACATGCTATCGAACTGCATAGGTTCGACAGACTTACCGAAAAGAGTCTTGTACTTGCCTGTAGCGCGAGAGCTTTCTACAAACAAAGTAGGGCGGTAGGGAATCTTGCGAGTAACCGCAGACCCATTTTCATAACCGCGATAGAGTATATTGCTACCGTGTCGAGTAACGTACGTATAAAATTTCATGCTGTAATAGTATCACTTATTCAGTTCGATTGCAAGATCAACGAAGTGAAAATTAGGGTGAGTTTCGGGTGTATAAAAATTCTTAACTTGATTTTTTGGTCGATCAGTCACAGTAGTGCCGTGATTGATATCAATCAATTGTGTGACGGGAGCTTCTAGAATCTTGCGAGGCTTACGATGCGCTGACGAAACGTTATTAGAAAGACCAGTCTTATTGTCCTGACCTGCTTTGGGCCAGTAAACATTACCCAATTGATTTTTATGTTTCGTCGCAAACTGATCCGTTGCGTTGTGTAGAATGCCCATAGGACCTGTTGCGGCTATTTCTGCATCTTTTTCTACGTGTTCACAAAAAAGATTTGCTATGCGAGGATGGGCAGTATAGCATTCCATCGCAATGCCAATATTACACGTCAGCATTTGCTGATACTTGGACATAATCATACGAAAAATGTCTTCGTGGTCAGGTCTGAGATATGCATCATGCTCCATAATCCAAAGTCTCTCACCTTGTGAGATTCGCTTCATCATTCTATACTGAGAACAAATTGACGCTTTTTCTTGAGGTGATCTACTTTTCTTATCGGAGAAAGGTAGATCAAGAAGAGTGTCGGGTGTTACACACTGCACCACATTAATGTGAAAAATATCTTTCACACGTTCAAACGATTTTAAAGCTACTTCATGATATTTTACAGCAAGAGGATTGGCAAGATCAACTTGCATGTAACCTTCAATCATTGTTAACCCCGTTTAAACGATAGCAAGCAGAAAAATAACACCGACTGTAGCTACTGTAACCCAACCAGCTTGAGTATGAGTAAGACCCATAAAAAAATCTTTGACGTAATCGCCTATTACTTTGATCATCTTCGTCTCCATATTAGGGAGCGGGATTTTTTAACGGAATCCCGCGAACCGTTATTATTTATACATTACGCCTTGTTGCGTTTTTCTTCTTTTTTCTTCACGTAGTGCCAGTTTCCAGTAATAGGATTCCGCTTATGATTTGAAGAGAGTTTTTCAAAGGCGATGGTAATTCTCGGCGCCTTGACCACAATCTCTTCAATCTCTGTAGCACTGGTGAATGGTGAAAGAAAAACTAAGGCAATGAGTGCCAGTTTTTTCATTCTTCTCCTTCAGATTCCAGATATTGTTGAGTGCCAATGGGTATGGTACGGGGACGCTTCTCCTCGGGGATAACTACTTTCAGGTCTATGACCAGTAGCCCATCCACGAAGTCTGCTCCATCGACAACAACATGTTCTGATAATCTAAAGGTGCGTGTGAACTTCTTTCCAGAGATTCCGCGATGCAGATACTCGCGAGTTTCCTCGGTATCTACGGTCGAACGATTGTCTCCTGTAATTACAAGAATGCCTTCTTTTACTTCTACGTGAAGATCATCTGCTTTATAACCAGCGAGCGCTAGTTCGATAGTATACGTTGATTCACTGTGTTTCACAACATTGTGAGGGGGGTAGAGTTTATTGTCTGCTACGTCAGCCAGACGTTCAATCTCGTTCCACACATGGTCAAATCCAATGAAATGCGAACGTGGGAATGTAAATGCTTTAGTTACCATAACGGTACCTCCTAATTAATTAAGCAAGGTTGTGTTGTATATGCGACCCGACAATCGGCATCGCAACGCTATTTATACGCGATTAGTATAGTATCGATACAATTTTAGATAGTATTTAAAACGAATGGGCTCGTGCACAGGATTTGGCAGTTGCCCAAACATTCGTTCCATTCTATCAATATGTTCGTTCAATGTCAAGCTTTATTCCCGATATTGTACTTGGGGCAAAGTTCCCATTGATCTTTCTCTTTATGAGAAATGATTTTGACTTGACGAAGAGGCGCACACTCAGCGACTTGCGACTTGTCTACAATGTGCACCAGACCCCAATCTGCGAGCAGTGTAGCAATCGTATTGCGTCGAAGAACGTCAGCGTCTTCTAGATTCGACTTCTTACCGTCAAGCAAGAACAACTCTTTAAAATGAACGATAAAGTATCGCCCTTGCTTATGAAGAATATGACAGGATTGAAAAAGCTTGTTCTCGCGTCTGGATGCTACACCCATACGAGTAAGCGTTTCGCGAACTTTCAAAAAGTCATCAGGCTCATTCAACGTAACTTCCAGCATGTCTGCTGGCTTCCAAATTTTATTTTCTTCCACCTTTATAGATCCTTCTTTTTATTTCTTCTAGTTGATCAGGTGAAAGGAGTGATAGAGCAGAACGCGCTTTTTCGTTGCTGTATCCATAATACTCCTTTACCGCTTCCACATCATCGAAAACGTGTTGTTTCTCCCACTTAGAGAAACGTTTTCGCTTTCTTACTATATTTAGTAAAAAATGGAATTGTAACTTTTTATCAAGATGATGATACTGATTCATCACATTTGATGCGGCTACGGTGTCTGGAAAATAACTCAGTGAACGGTTAGTAAGAAAGGCATTGTAGGCTTTCTCTTTTAAATCATCGTCCATGATATCTTTTTTGTCATAGTTAATCGCGTTTACATAATCAAATGGGTTCATCAGAAAACTCTCAATGTCAGGTCTTTCTCTGCGCGTAAAGCAGGCTTGTGATATTTAATTTTGGTCAGTACAAAGCATATGTTAAAGGTGATTCGATTATCTATCGTAGAGTAATAGTCATGATAGCTAACGTTGTTAGCCTTAAATGATACTACACGATTTGGCTTCCAGTCAACACATGTTTCATCATCTTTGTTAATATTAGAAAAGAGCCTTGTCCCATCGCCATCTTCTGATACATACAAAACATGGCTCATCAGTTTTTCCTTCGAATCTTTGTGGACACGATAATAGAAATCTCTGCCACAATTTACATATTCTAAATGGAGAGATTGATACTGCCCAGCCACTTGAAAATGTTCTTCAAGTTTTTTAGCGGCTCTTGTTAAAATTTCTTTAACCTTCATGCACTCTTCATAATGCATGAAGGTCTCTTCGTAGAATTTAAAATCGTCGAGCCTTAGATTCAACTTCTCAAAAGAACTTCTAGGACCAGTCCATTTTTTTGTTACTGTCTGAATATACTTAAATTCTTCTTCGGGCAAGAAGTCGTCAATAACCCAATGTTTCCAGGGAAATGTATGTTCAGAGACTTTCATCAGCACCAACCGTTATCGAAATCGAGTTTATATAGTTTGCGCACCCTTGCATAATCATGAGGAGTCATTTTCTTGGTAATCAATTCGTGATTAGACACCCTTTCAAAATCGTACTGATAGTGAATAGTGCCACCATCTTGTTTCTCAGCATGTACTACTTCTGCGTCAGTGTTGTTCGATATATTTTGATGATAATAAAAATAATCTCGACGATAGGTTATGTTGTAAAAAGATAAAATATGACGAACAAAATTTTCGTAATCGTTTATATCGTAAATATAATCGTAACGACTTTTGTCTCCAAGGTAATACGTTTGAGTCCAAAAGTGCATGTTCAGAACTTTACCAGCTTCAAGATCATCCAGCAGTTTTGTAACAGAATCATAAAACTTATAGTCGCGATCCATTCCTTCAACATTCGCTTGAGGATCAATCTTCGTGCTGAGCGCTTGCAACTGCAACATTTCAACCGAAGACTTAAATCGCTCAAAAGGATCGCGCTTTAAAGCAAATCGAACACTGTTTTTTCTAAAAGGGATGTCAAACTGATCACCCCTTTGCCAAACTTGCAATTGTCGCCACGACTGTGGAGCCCTCTTTGTTGAAGGCTCATAGTTGGTCATCAACTCAAGATAGTTACGTGATTTGTCTAGAATAGACATTAGTCGTATAAAGAGACCTTTAGTACTCGTGTGTGCGTTCTTAGGGCACAGCCTAATATCGATATTTCCAGGCAGATAAAAAATATTATCTGTGTTATACATTTATTTCTTAAACTCCACATTCGCCATTATTTCAGTCATACACGCGACAACATTCAATTCGTGGTCCGCTACGAATGCGTTTTTGTACTGATAGTCTGCTAAGATAAGTACCAGCTGTGGAATTGATTGCGGATCAACATGCTCGTACATATTGTCGTATATATGTCTAAAAATAGCCGAAACGTCAATATCGACATTCTGCGCAACCCAACTCCGCATCTTTTTAAAGTCTTTTTCTCTAAGAGCTTTGAAAAGAGTAGTATAATTGCCAGAAACATCATTATTGAGAACTGTGGTTTCCAGTTGCCCGCCAATTGAATAGCGCTGACACTCATTAATCACACGGCGCCAGTCAGGTGCGTGTTTCATAATCAGTTGTGCAAGCAGGTCTTTATTGAATGCAACCTCTTCTTGTTCAAGAATATGGATCAATCGAACAAAGAAGTCCGCGCAGAGTGTCTGCATTTCTTTCTTATTCGTATTGAATTCGTACACACCACAGCGAGAGTGTAGAGGTTCAATAATGCGATTCTTGAAATTGCAGGTAAGAATGAATCGACAGTTACTAGAAAACTCTTCAATAAAGCCACGAAGAGCAGGCTGAGTCGATTGTGGGTTTAGATAATCTGCTTCGTCTAGAATGACGACTTTCACACCACCCGAAAGCGAAACAGTAGATGCGAAGCGCTTGATCTTGCCTCGCAGAGTGTCGATGTTGCCCTCTTCAGAACCATTGATGACAATATAGTCATAGCCAAGTTCATCGCAAATTGCACGAGCAACGGTGGTCTTGCCTAGACCTGCAGTGCCAGTGAAAAGCATGTTGGGCAATTCACCAGACTGCACGATCTTAGCAAAAACATCTTTTAGTTTTTTGGGTAAAATCGTATCTTCTACTTTACGCGGACGATACTTTTCAACCCAAAGAAAATCTTCTGACATAATTCACTCCATAACATAATTTAAATACTACCAGTTGTGAACTATATTTGACATGATGAATAGACATGTCACAAAGTTTACCGAGACAACAATCGTTCGAATGACTGCGACCGCATTATCATAGTCTGCGGTCTTTTCGTCACTGTAGCTACCGATGGCGTACTTCCATATAGTCCAAATTCTTTCCATTGGAGTAGATTATATCACATTTATCCTTCGGATTCAGATTGCATTTGCTCAACAAGTTGAATCAGAGCAATGCACTGATCGCGAAGTTGACCGATAGTGGTAAGTTCTTCACCACGAAATCCACCACGACCCGTCACGGTGTCAATCACAGCAACTGTGCTACGCGTAACGCGATTGGCAAGATCCATCAATTGCTGATTGCTAGTTTTGTCGCTCATTATTACTCTCCGTATGTGCTAGTTTTTTCAAGTGCGACCCAGTATTGGATGCCGCTTTCTTCATTCACAAAATGTGAAATCAACTTCGACGAAATATCAACGCGATAATCGCCATCTACCATCTTCAAGTTTGAAATGTTGAAAACAAACTTGAAGTTTGGATCAGTGAAAGTGCCATCGACCAAAATAGAATAAACGTTCGAAGTAGGATCGTTTTGGTCGACAACACAAAGTTCTAAAGCCCCGTCTTTTACAGACAGTTCCATTTCGTTATGACCGAGAACAGAAGCGGCTCGCTTAACCCTAGAAAGCGTCTCAGAATCCAGAGTGAACGATACTTCGCACTCAGGCATAGTGATATCTTTGCTAGGCACTGTGAGCATACTTATATCAGAATAATGATACTTCACCTGAGTTCGCAGAGAAGAGTCACTAATCTTGACATAATTGTCATCGACAAAAGATAGCAAGGGCTTTTCAATAAGCGAAAGTACGCTAAGAAATTCGTTTAGGTCATAGATACCAAACGTCTTGGGAAAGCTCACATCAAGCTCGGCTGAACCCAGAACGTTCTTGGCTTCTGAAATGGTCTTTACTACATTACCATTGTTAATCACAATATTCGGATTGATTGTAGCAAAGTTTTTCAGAACAATCAAAGCTTTTTCAGTTAATTCCATAATATCCTCGCAGTTTTCTGCACGTTAATTTCAATAGATCATACACTTTTCTGCGCTTTAAATCAAGCGACTTTACTAAAATTCTTGTCTTTAACGAATTCAATTTTCTCGTCGAATTTGCCGTCAAGCATCTCTCCTTTGTGTGAAATAACAAACACTCGTGTTTCTTCGTCAAGGGTTTCTAGAATCTTGGTCAGATTGTCAACCCCGTCTGCGTCCAAACTACTATCAAATGTTTCGTCAAGAATGAGAAGATTAGTCGCAACGCTGTTCTTCATTCGCGCAACCATACGCCAAGTAAACAGTAGCGCGAGGTCGATACGCTGTTTCTCGCCTTCACTGAAAGAGTCGTAAGAAAACTCGTCTCTGTAGCGAGAACGAATAGACTCTTTAAATGTATCATCCAGATGGAACGATACGTAGAAGTCTAACACTTGTAGGTACTTGTTTACAAGATTATTGATCACGGGCAGATACTGCTTGATAATCTTGGTTTTGATACCCGTATCTTTCAATAGTTCAGTAATAACAGAAGTATAAGCGATATCATCCACCAGCATCATACGCTCGTCAAGAAGCGCATTCTTTTTCGAAACATATTCTTCGTATAGCTTCTGTGCGTCTTCTGAATCATCGACCTCTGTCTCTTCTACCTTTCGCAGTTCTTTTTGTAGAACGCAGATGCGTTTTTGATTCATTTGGATTTCAAGAGCAAGCTTCATTTCCTGATTTATTTTGTCTTGCAGTGCTTCTAGCTCATCATTCAGAGCATTCAGTTGTTCATTGAGTCGCTTGATTTGCCCTGCCGCGACGTGTCTTCCTTCTTCGACGTTGTCCCACTTTTCGGCGGCGACTTTAATCTTTTCTGACTTAAGCGTATCTCCGATACTCTGGTCACAGGTTGGGCATGTGTCGTTACTTTCATAAAATTTGATCTCTTTATTCAAAGCTTTTTGTTTGACCGAAAATTGATGATCGTATTTTTCAATATCAGAAATCTTTTTGTTCAGATCAGCAATCTTTTCTTTCAAAGGTTCTGCTGACATTTCGTTCAGAGTACCCTTGGTTAGCATAAGAGTGTTGATACCCTCTTCAAGCAAAGTGATTTCTTTCAGCTTGTCTTGAATCTGAGACTTGTTTAGGTCTGCTAGTTTTTGCAGATATTTCTTTTGTGTATCGATCTTCTCTTCTATTAGATCAAGCTCGGATCGATTGTGCCGATCTTTTTCTTTTTGGATCGAAACGCGTTCTTTCAACAAAAGATTCATCTTAGAAAAGACGTTGATATCCAACAGGTCTTCGATCACCTCACGACGATGCTGTGCAGGCAGTTGCATAAAAGGAATAAAACTGCTACTGCCTAGAACAACAATCTGGTGAAACGATTTGTGATTCAGTTTCAGAATGTTCTGTTCAAGAATTTTCTGATACTCTTTGTTGTGCGAGTCTTGATTGACAAGCACGTCATCTTTCCAAATCTCAAACTTGTTTGGCTTGACACCACGTACAACTTTGTATTGAGAAGGACCAATGGAAAATTCTACTTCGACAAGCGTAGCCTTGCCGTTGATAGAATTGACCAACTGGTTCTTGGTAATGTTTCGGTGTGCTTTACCAAAAAGGGCAAACGACAGCGCATCAAGCACCGTCGATTTGCCAGCGCCGTTTTGACCAACGACAAGAGTAGACCTAGCACGATCTAGAGGAATTTCGGTAAAGTTATCACCCGTAGACAAAAAGTTACGGTAACGAAGATTTTTAAATTTAATCATATTTTAGCTTTAAACTTTGCCATGCAACCAACGACTTCCACTTTATCATAAAATCGTTCGATTGTAAAGTATCGTTTACGGTCGATATAATCGTGCACGAACACGAAACTATCGGGCTTAAGATTATTCAGAATGAACTGAGCCACCCATTGGCGACCTCTGCCATCGATGAACACTATATCAAACTTTTGATCTTGTGTCAAACACCAAGTTGTGTAAGACTTCACACACTCAAAAGGTGTAGGATATCCGTACACTGCCTCTGGATTATCGCGCCACCCGGCTGGTGCGACGCGTGGCGCGTCGAGAGGTACATGGACGTGTCTGACATTAGTAAAACCAGAACACATATCTTTTACTTTGTTATACCAGCCTTCATGATGATCAACAGTCCACAATTCCTTGACATAAGGGGCTAGATTTGGTGTAGAATGCCCACTGCCATATTCTAGCATAATATCATCAGAGTAAAGATGCTCTTTCAGAAAGTTATATTCGTCTTCGGTCAACTCGGGTTTTGGAAATTTAGGATCAAACCATGTCATACAATGTCTGCCGTCTGTGCTTCAATCATTAGTTCATGCACCATCTGTTTAATTCGATTCTTGTCTAATGGCGTTTCGACAGCATCGATATAACTGCTCAGCAAATCTTCAGTAGATTCTACCGAAACCTTATCGTCTTCAACAGAAGCACCAACAAACTCTTCGAAGTTCTCAGCAATCTTCAGTTCATGGATGCGCTTAGATTGAATACGATTAATGTAATGTTCGAACAGCTTGGGATTGGATTTGTTCAACACAATCATCTTCACAAACTTATCAGTCACATTCGGCAACTGACCAGTTCGATACTTATACTCTGCTTTTTCTACCGTGTCGTCGTAGTAGATTCTTTCGAACAGAGTTACAGTATTCTGTACAGCAGTAAGTTCGCGAGTGTCTGTGTCAAGCACGTGAAAGTATTTTGGATCGTGAGCATCAGACCAAAAGAATTCCATCTGTGAACCCAGATAGTGAATATTGCCTCGCGTCGACTTGGTATGAAAATGACCAGTCAGAACCAGATCAAATCTTTTGAAATCATCAGCGCTCATACCATGGGTACACGGAATGCCCGCTTGCATCTCAAAGCCTTCTAATTCTAAGTGAGCGCCTACGATAGACGCCTTACACGTCTTCAGAAACTTTTCTGTCTCTGCTTCGTTCTCATCATTGATCCATGGTACGAGTGCAACAGGTGTGCCATCATACTCAACAACAGTTGGCTTCTCAATGATGCGCACTTCTGCCATGTAATGACCAAGCAACTCTTTGAGGGAGCTAAGATTGTTCGTGTTCTTATAAAACACGTCATGGTTACCTGGGATGATATCCATGTGAATATTGTGCTTGCGCAGTTTTTCTAAAAAGATTTTACGATTATGCTCTAGCGCTTTGAAATTGATAAACTTACGATTATCATAGTAGTCGCCAAGATGCAAAATCTTTTTGATACCATTCTCAAGAAGATACGGAAAGAAAACTTCCGAATAGAATTTTTCTTGATACTGCATCATGATATCCGAAGAATTACGTACACCACAATGCGTATCGTTGAGGATCGCTACTTTCATAATAAATTCCAGGTGTTGTATTTTGCGTGTATTATACTATAATTGCATACGCAATGCAACACTAATCTTCAACAAAGAAGTTGCTCAGGTCAGAGTCGACTTTGGTCTTTCTTCTTCGTTTCTCTTTTGTAGCGTATTCTTTGAAGATGCGGTCATTCTCTTTGACCATATCAATTCTACCCCTTAGCTCTTCTAGGAAAGGCATGACAGAAGCATCGTCATAGTCGTCCGCGCTAGTGTTGTCAAGAAAATGCTCAACTCCAGCTTCAGCAATGAATTTCATTTTCACGTCTTGCTGGCGCTTTTCTTTTTCGATTCTTCGAAGAAAGGCATACCATGCAATCTGTGTGAAGTATGCAAATGCATTAGGCTTGCCTGTACGAGTAGCGGTCTCAAGGTTGTAGTTGTCAATTGCTTTGAGACAATTCTCTACAGCATCCATTACCATTTCTTCGCGATAGGTGTAGCGAACGAAGTTAGCTTTGTGAGATAATCCCTCTGCAATCTTTAGAAAACATTCTGCAATGTAGTCAGGCACGATGGGTTTTGAGCGACCAGCTTGAACTTCGGAGTTAGAACGTTCAACGTAGTCTACGACCGCTTGAGAAAATTTCGCGTTGTTGACGTAGTGCGGTTTTTCTTCTTTCATAAATCAGTACTCTTATGCATAATGAATAAATTATAATCTAAAATTAAATGAAATAAAAGCTTGACAAAATTAAAAATCTGTGCTAAAATCAATTTCCCCGCGCAGGGAACAGAGTATACTAGTGAACCGTATCATCTTTCGATGGGAACTTCACAATGTTTGTCTTCGCTTCTTCTGGTTCATCATCGCTTTGTTTATTTACATAATCTTTAAGCGCAGACTGTAAACGCTCAACGTTTTCTCTTTTTTCTTTTCTGTATTCCATATCCCTTTCTTTGGCATGCATATGCATTTCACCTACAGCGTGAGCGTATTCTAAAATCAAATGTTCGCTAGGGCGATTTTGACAGACTACATGAAATGAATTAATCACAATGTATTCGGTCGGCTTTTCTAAAAAATGTACCCAAGGCTTAAACATGTAAACTCTTTCACCATCGTAAGTTTCGCCTACAACAATCGCCATTGCGTTTCTTACGATAATATCCCTACTATTCTCTTCTGGCCATTCCATGACCTCACAGACAATTTCTTGCCCACTGCTAAACTTAAACTGCGCAAGGTCTTCGGAGTGCATATTTAAATTCCAATCTTGATGATTTTATAGGGAAACTTCTCATTATTATATATTTTAATTCTTTCGCCGCTGTGTAAAAGAGTAAAGTTCTTCTTAGCACCGACATGTAAATCATCTGCAATATCAAACAAATGCGTATCAGTACCATCGTCTGATTTTCTCAGACCTCTTCCTATCGATTGGAGTACCCTTATTTGACTTTTTGAAGGAGACGCAAATATAATGTTATGTATATTTTTGATATTAATGCCGGTACTAAAAGTGCCCAGACTAGCAAGTATAATAGAATTTTTTTGCTTGTCGACAATATTTCGAATCTGCTCTCGGTCGCTAGTTTTGGTCTCGCCACTAACGTAGAATAATCGCTGTCCATCTTTGAGTCGTTCTTGAATTAAATCCCGAAGCACCTTACCATGACGATCCACCAGGTTGAATAGAACAAGCGTATTTCCAGTTCTGTCAACAGCGAGATTTGCGATGAATTTGTTTCGCTTGTCATTTGAGACGATGAAATCGATTTCTTCATGATAAGATTTTCCTTCCATTGACTTACATTGCTCTTTTGAATATTCAAGCAATAGTATATCTATATTCAGCTTAGCAAGCGTATCCTTAGCTTGCAGTTCGTGTGTCGTTGTTACACGATGAACAGGTCCAAAAAGACCTTCAAGCACTAGCTTGTGTACTTGCGTACCGTCAAGAGTACCTGTCGTACCCCATCGATACTCAGCGTTCTTTGCTTTGTTCATGATGGACGACAGAGACTTAGATTTAAAGCCATGCACTTCGTCACCAAAGACTGCGCCAAATTGATGAAACCACACAGGATGCAATTTGTAGATTGATTGCCAAGTCGAGATGACAATCGGCAACTCAGTGTCTTTGTCTTTACCAGAATAGATACGATGGCAGTAAGTTTCGACGTTAAGCCCATAATCTTTAAAGTCGCTGTATAGCTGTTCTACAAGAGAAGTTGTGGGAACAACGATGAGAACTTTTTTCGGGTTTTGTTGTTGCTCCAGATACCATCTCATCAACATGTAGATGATAAACGATTTACCAGAACCTGTAGGCGAAATCAGAATTGCCCTTTTGTACTTAATTCCGTGCGTCAATGCGTCGTACTGATAGTCACGAGGCTTGTAAGGCATGTTTAACGTGTCAAGCCACTGCATTGTTTGCATATGATTGACTTTGTTTGTGTCGTATGGATAGCCGTAAGGTCCTTCTTCGACTTTAATGCCATAGCCACGTTCCATGCAGAACTTCTTAATCGCCCAATACAAGCCCGCATTAATCTGCCCAGTGTTGCGATCAAGCATGCGAATCTTGCCGTCCCACAGGCGCTTCTTTACAGCAGGCATAAATTTAGCGCCCGGGACTTCGAAAGTAAAATGCTCTGACAATTCAGAGACGATATGTGGTTCACACTCCGTCAACTGAAGCATCGCATGATCTTTCATTTTGAGTTTAATAATCTGCATTAGTCCCAATATTTAGAGAAGTCTTTCTCTTCCCAATACCTGCTGTTATTGCGATTGATAAAGTTCTTGATAAGGTACCAAGACATTCCAAAATATCCCATCTTCTTGAATCGTCTACTGTCTTGACCGAAGTAATGTTTTGCGATACGGAATCGTTTGGGGTCATACATCTTCGATAAAAAGAAATCTTCAGATGTTGAATACTTGGCCGGAAATCCCCCTAGTTCGCGAAACTTGTCAGTTCGGGTCAACATGTAAGCCCCAACAGCAAATGGTATCCAACGAGACATGATTCGATTGACTACATTGAAGATAGAGAATCCTATCTTAGCCACTCTGTCATCATCATAACACTTGATACTTAAACCGATTAAATCCAAGTCTTCTTTCTGTAACTGTGTTACAGTATCGAATATGACTCTGTTTGAGAAGAATCGAACATCAGCATCAATGAACAGAACGTAAGGTGTTGTTACTAGTTTCGCACCATTGTTCTTCGCTTCGGATACTGGACCGCCTTCTACAATCTCATAGTTTAACTTGTATTGAGTGCCATAATGATGTATGACAGACCTTGTATCATCGTCTGACTTGTCTGCGATGATAATACGAATGCCGTGGGTACCAATCTGTTGTGATAAACCATAAAGCAAGTGTTGAATATAGTCTTCTTCGTTTTTACATGGGACAACAATAGTCACCAAATCCTTTAACATTCGTCTAAATCCTTCAGCGTGAACACGCCGTTTTTTTCAATCACATACGTTGCTATTTCAACAAACGTACCCGTATTAACCAAATCATCAGTGACATAAGGCATGTGAGTGTGCCCATACACCACAACATCGCTGTTATTTAGATGCCTGAGTTTATCATCGATTGAGAAGGCTTTGTTGATAGTACTCTTAACTTTATCTTTACACCATTTACTCAGCGACCAGTATTTCATACCAAACAGTTTTTGAATTCTAGCCACAAATGTGTTGAGATGCAGAAGTAAATTATAAAAGAAATCACCTATCGACTGTAATTTATGTGACACAGAATCGAACTGATCACCGTGAACACAAGTTATCTTTTTACCACCAGATTCGTATTCGAACTCACGACATAGATGAATCTTAGCCAACTTGTCAGTGTACTCTTGAAGATAGTATAATGGATAGTCATGATTACCTATTACATAGATCACATCCATCTTCTTTGCAAGCTTGAGAATCTTTTTAAGAAACTCTGTGTGATGTTCGTCCCAGTATGGGCGTTTCATCATGTTTTCAATATCGAATATATCACCAACGAGTATCAGTCTATCGAACTTCTCATTCTCTAATACATCAACAGCATCCTTTGCTCTTGAGAATTTAAAGCCGATATGAACATCGCTCATTAGTAGTGTGCGCACTAAAAACCAGCCTCAAACTTTTTCCAATCTAGCATATTTTTGATAGTCGAGTGTCGCCATTTGATATGATCTAAAATTTCTTTCAAGGTATCTACGGTTTCTTTTAAATAAGCAATCTGAGCTTCACTTGCCATAATCTCGGGATCGCTATTATAGTAATGATCCATTTCACCCTTGAGAATTTTAAGACCATCAAAAGGGTCGGGATTCCAACCTTTTTCAATCACAGTTTCAACAGGCATCTTGCCGTTGTAGTACAACCATTTATCTTTCAATAAAAGTTTCTGTTTAAACTCAGCATCTTTGAGTTTCAGCTTGGCTATACTGTACATCTCTAGATATTTAGCGTGTAATTTAGGAGTCTCTTGCGAAGACACATCCAGTTTGTTAAACTCAATGTGTGAGTCGATCTTCCAACCCTCTAAAATTTTTTGCAGATTCATTCTTACCTCATAATGTAATTAAAGACTTTATATTATATCACACAAACTCAAAGTAATCAAATCGAAAAGAAACTGGGAACGTGATATATTGCCCTTCTTGTGTCGATGCAAACGTAATATCGCCAAGGGTTGTCGGTAATGCATTTACATACTTGAACGTTCTTGAAATGTTGTTGTGACTTGTCAGTACAGATACGCGCACGTCACAATAAGACGAAAGTTCATCATCACCACTAAACATTCTACCTGTGTTTTCTTTTGTTTTATCTTCGACTAGTCTGTGCATCCAGTCATAGATTTCTTGATAGACATTCATGTTTTCGTCCATGAGAACGTCCATCGAAAGCGTACCAAAACCCAGCGTATCACCAGGTGTAATAACAGCACCAATTCTACGATAAGATTGTTCAGTTGCATTAATGTCCATAGCAGGATGTTGCACTTGTTGTGCAAAGAACTGAATGTTGGGATAGTTCTTTCGATCAAGCGCTACCTTAAAACCTGTTGGAGCAAGATAACTTGGATCGCAAGTAAAGTCAGCCATTTTGAAATACCTGAAAGAAAATGTTATCTATATTTATACGCATAAAAAAAGCGCCCCGAAGGGCGCTTTGAAAGTGGCGAGTGAACCTCGCTCTTTTTAGAATGCTTAGGCGAGGATGTTGTCCACGCGGAAGATTCTGTAGTACTGGTTCGTACGGTTCGTAGCAAGCCCGTCTGCGGGAGTAGCACCAACGAAGGGGTTGGAAGCCATACCGTAGCGAGTCTTGAACCCGATGCGAGGCTGGAAGTCATTCTCACCAACCGCACGTACCATTTGCAGAGGCACGTAGGGGCAGTAGAACACACCAGCGTCGTAGGGGTTAGTACCCTTGTAGCCAACCGTCACGTAGTCAGAAGTTGCATACGTATCGATATAGACGCGAGTACGACCGTTCAATACACCTGCGAAGGTGTTGCCAGTGTCGTCAACCTGAAGGCTCGTGCTAAGAGCAGGAGCGTAGTCGAGCATACCAGCCGCAACAAGAGCCGTAGCAACGTCAGACGAACACACAACGATGTTGCCCTTGCCGCGACGAGTTTCTTTAGCGATTACGTTTGCTTCACGCTCAAGTTGAACCAACAGACCCTTGAACTTCTCAACAGACCAACGACCGTCAGCGTCAGTGCTAAGATCGAAGATACCAGCAGTCTGGAGACCAGCTTGACGGCAACCAATCTTGGCTTGAGCGTTGATCGTACGGATAATCTCGCGGTTGATTTCAGCAAGAATTTCAGTGCTGAGAATGTTCGCAAGTTCTGTCTCTGCGTCAAGACCGTGGATTGCTTTCAGGTCCTGAGCAAGTTCAAGGCTGTATTCTGCTTTCAGAGCGCGGCTCTTAGCAGTAACAGTAGCCTTCTCAATGGTGAAGCCCATTTCTGCGAATGCAGAACCGGTCGAACCGAGTGCTTCAGCATCAGCGGTAGGCATACCACCGCCAACTCCAGGCACGTAAGTCGAGCCAGAGTCAACGATAGAAGAGTCACCGTCGGTGTCAGAAACGCCAGCAAGACCAGAAGGACCTTTGTTGCCAGCTTTGTCTGCCGAGTCTTGAGAAATCGAAGAGTCGCCAGAGAACGGGGTTTGAGCTTCTTGGAACAGAGCTTCACGACCATCAGTTGCGCCACCACGAGTAGTCTTGTAGCGAGACTTCATAGCGAAGATCAAGCCAGTAGGACCAGTCATAGGCTGAACGCCTGCGAGGTCGTATGCCATCAGGTTAGGCATAGCACGACGAACGAGAGCAATCAGAACGGGGTTCCAGTTTGCGCCAGTTACGCCAGCCGCGGCACCAGTAGCAGTGAAGTTAGTGTTAGTCGGTGCTTCTGCGAGCATACCAGCTTCTTCACGGAAAGCATTTTCTTGGTTCTCAAGAACAGCCGCCGTTACAGCTTTACGGTGATAATCTTTGATTTCACCAGCAGAAGATTCTTCGAGAATGGGAGACCATTTCTCAATCAGTTTGTCATAAGACACTTGTACAGTCATTGCAGTACTCCTTACTTATTAGTTTTTTTGATGGCGTTAAGATACATGTCCATCACGCTAGAAACTTGGCGCGTCTGGTCAGTATCCCAGTCTTCGATCAGTTCTTCTTCGGTAGAAACAGTCGTTTTCTTGAAGTAGGACTCTTTCACAGTCTTAACTTTTTGTGCGAAGGAATCTTCGTCTTCAAAGTCAAGCGAACTTACGAGAGACTTAAGTTTTTCAACCTGAGTTTCGGCGAGATCACGTGCGGCTTCACGAATTACAGCCTCACGCTGATACATTTCAACCTGCTCAGACATTTCAATAACGTTAGCCGTTTGTGCGTTGAGCTTCTGCTCAAGCTCTTCAACTTGTTCGGCCAACTCATCAACTAGGTCAACTTTGGATTCAGGAACGTCAATGTAAGACTCAACGAACAAGTCTTTCAGTTTGCCCATGAAATCTTCAGCGATTTCAGTGCGAAGCCCAGCTTCAACAGCGAGCTTGTTTTCCTGCATCCAGTTCTCAACAACGTAGTTGAGGTAGCTATCAACTTTCTCAACGAGGTCTGTACGCGTAGCATCCAGTTCTTCGTCAAGACGGGTTTGATACTCATCTTCCAAGCGCTCAATTTCTTCAGCAAGCTTAGAACGAATAGCAGTTTCAAAGATCACAGCAGTTTTCGCTTTGAACTCATCCGACAATGTTGCTTCGCTTTCCACAAGCGCGTCAAGTTCGTCAGTATAAGAAAACTCGGGCAGTTCAACTGCTTCACCGTCTTCGTCTACTTCAAAACCTTCCATCTTGCTGTACATTGCATGAAGTTGGTCTTTTTTCATACCAGCCATCTTGCTGTACATTGCGTTAAGCATTCCTGCTTTGGTCTTTGGCATCGGATCCTGCTTAGTGCTATCGCCTTTGCGGGCGGGAGCTTTCTTAGTAGTATCCGTCTTATCCACAGACGCAATAGAATCTGCCTCAGTACCTACAGGCATCTTCTGAGCACTCGCTTCCTCGATTTGGTTGTCCTCATCGACAGGAAGCTCAACATTTTGGTCTAGATTAGACATATGTTTTACTCCTTAAAGTTTGATTTGAGCAACGAGAGGAAATTTTTGTACTCGCGAACTTGCGTCTCGTAGAGATGCTTTTTCGGAGCGGCTTTAATTTCAGTCTCCATTTTTTCAATTTCTTGTGCTTGAATGACACCGTTGTTCCAAATCCACTCAACGCCTTCCATGATACCATTTACAAAAGCCGCTGGTGCGGAAGGATCCTGTACGATATCGACAGTATTCAAAATAAAGTCGTCACGTACATACATTGTGCCATTTCTTTGCTCAAGACTACCCATGCCACGAGTTGACACACCTAGCTGAACACCGCCATCTAGCAAGCCCTTAACGATCTTGCCCATCGGAGTATCCAATATTTGTGCCTTTCCAACCACATCATTGCCTTCCCATCGAAGGTCAGTGATAAGGTGAGAAACTTTATCCAAGTTGATAGTCGGTCCTTCGGGGTGATTCAACTCCCCCACAGAACGCTTCTTAGCAACTTGTTCGGTCGAATATTTTTCTACTGCTCGCTCCATGATTTGGCGAGGATAGATACGACCGTTACGATTCTTTTGTTCTGCTTGTGCAAAGATGCCTTCAATCACGTAGGACTTGTCACCGTTGCTCTTTGCTTCAGTGATAACTTGCAATTCGTTATCGATATATTCGGCAATAAGTTTCATCTACATTTCCTTTGCAAAAGCTACACCCATCTTCTCTGCTTCTTTCTGAGAACGATAAGTGTCTAGTTTGTCACCGTCAATGTAGACAGTGAACCCTTTATTATCTTTGTGAATCATCACAGAATGACGATTCACTTTTTGATTGAAGACATGCTCCCCTGGAGGCATCTTGCCTTTCGCTTCGCGAATGTTCTTAAATGTCTTCATTTAAAATTTTCCAATTTAACTACAAAGCAGTTCCATTCGTTTGAAATCTTGACTCTTCTTTCAGAGTTATTGCTGAGCCAGTTCCACTGTTCTTTCGTCCAGTTGCCATCTGACTCAACAATTAATGCTCTTTTAGCATAAGGTATAAACTTTCTTAATACCTCTTCTGTTCTTTCATGTGTATCACTACGATACACTGGAAAAAATCTTTCTAAAATAACATAATCAAAATACGTTCTGATATCTCTAATTTCAAAATCATCTTTCAAAACGTCATTGCATCTGTAATGAACCGGTACTTCGAACACTTCCCTGAGCTTTTCACAACAGTCGTATTGATCATCCCATTCAACTGAACTAATATGAATAGGGCTTCCCATTAATCTGTTCGCTAGCTCCAAATGACCTACAGCAGTACCCATATTCAGATACGCCGCATTTTTATCAATCTTTAAGAACGCCTTAACTACAAGCTCCTTAAACTTAACAAGATTGACATGGCCATGTGTGTTCATATATTGGACTGTACTGAAGTTATCGGGCATCAAATATCTGCCCTTATTACCCATCACTTCGTACAAATGCGCGTTAGCGCCTTTTTCCAATAATTTTCTTACAGTGTCATCTACAATCATTTTGGCTAATATTTATTTATAAAAAAAATAATTTTAAACTGGAGCGACGAGGTCTTCGTCGTCGTCTTCGTCTTCGTCGTCTTCTTCGTACTCTGGCAAGTCTTCTTCTTCGTCTTCTTCAGGCTCAGGTTCGTTATACATTGCAGAAGCAATTCTAACCTTTGCTTGATCAAGAGTGTCTTGCAAACGATCACCAACAATATCGTTGAAGTGGCGCTCAGCTTGCGTAAAGTTATGATCTTGAATTGCTTTCAGCAAGTCTTCGATAGGCTTAGAATCCGTTTGAATAGGTTCTGCTTGCAATTCGTCAATCAATGTGTCTTCTGCCATAATCTTACTCCTCATTTTTAGTATCAGGCACAACTTTTACGGGAACAGGCTTCGGCTCTGGTGGAGGCGCAGGCGCTTGTTCTTCTTCATCCTTATCTTCAATTTCACCAGATTTAATTTCTTTATCGATTTCTTTCTTCATGTTATCAATGTCTTCGTCAGACATTCTCAATACGTTACGCATGACCCACTCTTTTGAGTAGTATTCGCCAACGTACTGTGTAATTTCATTCATGATGCCAATGCGCTCACGAAGAATTTCCATTTCTTTCAACTCAGTGAAGTGATTGTCCTTCACAAAGTCAACGTAGATATTATCTTTCCACTCTTCCCAATCTTCTTCGGTAATAATGCCTTTGATAATCAACTGCTTCTTGAGAATACCCAAGAAAACCCAAGAGAATCTACGGCGAAGTCTATCAACAAATTTTTGAAACTTAACTTCGTCGCGTGAAATTTCTGTAGAACGACCAAGAGAAAACTGTGCTTCTTGCTCTAGTCTATTGACAGGCACATTTAAAGAACGATATAATCTTTTTTGGAAATAAATGATATCGTCAATTTGCCCAAGATTCTCACCGCCAGGCAGTGTAGAAATCTCTGTACCTCGCCCGTTCTCGCGTCGAGGGAGCCAGAAGTCTTCAAGCATGGACATATGCTTACGGTCGTCTTTAATTTGCCCAGTGCTTGCATCATAGACCAACTTGTTACGATACTTGGTCATGATATCTTGCATGTACTGCTCAGCTTTACCGCGCGGCAAGTTACCCACATCGATATAAAAAATTCGACGCTCGGGCGCACGTGCGAGACGATAGATGACAAGACTGTCTTCCATCATGCGTAGCTGATTGATAGGCTTTAGTGCTTTGTGTAAGTGCGAGACAACTTTCTTTTTTGTCTCATCTAATAGACCACTAGTTACATAACTGATCGAATCATTAGACAGTTTAACACCCGTCTGTGTCTGACCCGGCTTGTCTTCATATATGTAGTATTCTTCAACTTTGTCTACAATTTTTACAGCAGTCTGTGGATCTTTCTTATATTTAACTTCGCGAACTTTACGAATCTTAACAGAATCAATATTACGAATTTCTTGAATACCTGCTTTGGGATTTGATTCGTTTACAAGCAAATGGTGATAGATTCTTCCGTCGACGTACCAAGAACGAAAAATTTCATGACCAACTTCGTTGAAGCGAAGCATACCCACAATGTTTTCAAATTCTTCACGAATCTGCTCTTTGATTTTTTCTCCGGCTTCAATATCGTCCAAAGAAATTTCTACAGATGACTGTAGTTCAGAAGCCGAAATCGTCTCATTAACAATTTCGTCAATTGCCATGTCAACTTCGGGATGCATAGCAACACCACGATAACGCAGAATAAGATGATGATTATCTTTTGACTCATCGCCTTCCATGTTAATATATTGCCCAAAGTGACCCGCCGTAGCAGTGACATATCCTGCTCCGTCGTTATCAGTTGGCGGAACAACAGACTGAAGTTTCTGCTGTTCTTTTTCAGCTTTCTTAGCTCTTCGAATTTCAAATCCAAAAAGCTTTAAACCGTTATCGTAATCTGCCATAATTATTCCTAAAAATTAAACTAGGGAGCCCGAAGGCTCCCTAGTATTTAGTACGCCCTTAGGACGTTGTGTTGCTTTCCCAATACTGATAGGCAAATGTAACATCAAACGTTTCCAATGTATCACGAGTATCGTAATCTAAGGCGATTGAACCTACTTCAGTAGGGAATGCCCCACGGAAAGTATATCGCTTAATCACAGATTCGTCGCGGTCCAATTGATCAACAATCAAGTCTGCTTGATAGTCAATTGGATTTGTCAGACCCGTATTTGCGGCGTGAGCGTTAATGCCGTTCATCCAACGCTCAAATGCATCACGAACTGCAAAGTTAGTATCGTTGATAATCGTTACAGTCCAATCCACAAATGTTCTGTCACCCGCTACTTTCAGTTCACGCCCACGAAACGGTACGGGGAATGAATTAGTTGTAGACTGAGGTAACTGAGCCGCTTTACAGAGAAATGACGTAAGTTCTACGTCACCTCCTGCATATGCTGGGAAGTTGAGTGTCGCCTTGAACATGTTCGGGCGCGCACCACCACCTCTCAACTTGGACTTAAAGTCATCTACTCCTAGTAATGCCATTTTTTTATACTCCTGTGCGCTTAAACAAGCCCAACGACTTCATCAAAGTCTACACCAGTTCTGACCGCTACGAAGTTCAATGTTACGTAGTTGATAGAACGTGCAGGCTTCACGAAGATCGAAGCGACAAATTGGTTATTATCAATGATATTTGGAGTGTTGTTTGTTTCATCACACACCACTCTGAAATCAGTAATACCGCGTCGACCCTTAATCTCTCTCAAGAAAGGCTCGACAATATTAACGAATTCCGCACGAGTGAATTCATCATTGAATTCGAACATAACGTTCTGCGCGGCACCCTTGATTGCTCGTTCCATCACCAAGAAGAGGCGACGGACGTTGATGCGATCAAAGGCAGAAGGACGACCAAGTTTAGTCTTATCACCGAAAAGCAAAATACCCTGACCTGGGAGATTCACAATTGGGTTCACTGCGGCTTTGTAAAGCGTATCTCTTTGCGACTTCGAAGGATTGTATGCCAGCGAAGTTACACCAAAATACTGTCCACGTCTCTGACCTGCAGGAGAGAACCAAGGCGCGGCTACGTTATCCGTAGAAGCCATGATACCCGCTGTAGCGGCTGCGGCAGGAATAAACGTGTAGTTGTCATTGTACTTATTATAGACTTTCAAATAGTTGTTGTCCAGAATAACGTACGAAGACGAATTTACAGTGTTAGCCCACTCTCTCGTAGTGTTTGCGATGTTACCTGTATTAGCAACGTCAACAATCAAACTCTTTGGCGGCGATGCAACGACAACACAATCTTTTCTACTATTTGCGGCAATACCTGCCATGTAGTTAACAAGAGTCGTTTGATCAGCGCTATCTTGTAGCCCTGGCGCAATTAGAAAGTCAACTTGAATATTGTCGGGATCGTCATAAAGATCGAAACCGTTAAGATAATCACCAACATCAAGTGCTTTATGAACGCCACCACCGAGCGAGAAATTCGCTACGGTTTGTCTTTGCGCACCAGTGAACACAGACGACCCTTTAATGCCTGGGAATTCATTGGCGAGATTCGCCGCCCAAACATAAGAAGATTGATTGTTTAAAATGTCAACTACGTAGTTAGTTGCACCATTTGCCTTTTTAGCGTCAGTAGCAAGAGAAACAAAGGGGAATGTTTCTAGAACGGTCCCTGGTGTTCCAGAAATTTTGCCATCTTCGTCGTACACAACAACGTGAACTTCATCACCTACAGCGGAGTCACCTGCAAAGTTTTGAACATATGCAGATGTTGCTGGCGCTTCGTCGAACAATGCTCTAAAGAGAACACCGTCTACAGTCCAGTTATTGAACGCGCTGTCATTATCGCTGTAAGGGCAGATGGAAACTTTGAGACTGTTGCCCAATGTGCCAGGATACTTTGCAATAATTTTGTTGTTAGTCAAAGAGCTTTTTTGTGCGTTCCAGTCGTCTAGATTCTTCACCAGAATCGTAGCCGGACCAGAAGCAACAGCGTTACGTGCAGAATCGTCTGCGACGCGAGCTACATACGCACTGCCAGAATATTTTAAAAACATAGATGCCGACAGAAAATCTGATACATCGGCGGCAGAATCGATAGCAGGAGATCCAAAGTTAGAGACCAATTCAGCTTCGTTGCCGATAAGAATTGGTTGATCAACCGGACCCCAGTTAAAATCCCCAATCAACGCTCCCGTAGTAGAAGTGACGGCTGGCACCACACCAGACAGGTCAAATTCTTTTACGAGAATGTTGGGAGACTCAGACGGTATTAATGCCATGGTCGTGTCCTTTTTTCGTTAATATATGATAAGAAAACATAATACGGGTAGAATTCACTGTATTTATTTATAAATTAAGTGATTTCAGTATACATCTTCCCATATTTGCCATGGAGCGTACTTCATGCGCTCTTTGTCTTCAAGCTCTTTGATCGCATCAGTACCGTCGTCGACAAAGCCAAAAGGAACGATTGCTTCTTCAATCTCGCGCATTTGATTTTCAAACATCATTTGTTTTAGATTAATGTCTGTCATGTCAGCAAACATTTGTGTGGCTACAAAGTAACCCAGCATCACGAGATTCATCATTAAATCATCGTGATTGCCTTCGCTAGCTTCGTAAGATACACCCTTTGAAACAAATGTCGATATTTCTAAAATAGTCTGTTCATCGCAAACATCTAATTTTCTCTGCTCTAGTAAATCTTTAATGCCAGAACAGCCAAGACGTTTTACTTTGCGATTCATTTCAATGCCGATGGCGTTTGCCTTTACAGCAGATTCCACGTGAACATTTTCATATTCAAGGTCGTAATATAAACCTTTACAAACCACACCGCCCTGATCGTTTGATTCAACAATCACGTACGCGTTGTTGTAGACTTTCGCAAACTTATATATAATATCTGGGAAGAGTATTGGAGAGATAGTATTGTTCCGATACACTGCGACTTGTTTAAAAGGTCGTTCCGATATATCGATTACGTTAAACGTAGAGTAATCCTGTCCTCTTCCTTTTGCTACATCGACAAGCATGAGATATTCGTGATTTTTCACAGTCTCGACGTAAATCTTTACGTCTCCGCCTTCCAACATTTTAACAGGTGGCTTTGCTCTCAAATCAAGCAAAGTATCTGAGTTAATCAGTGTGTCGCCTGTTCCAAAGAACGTGTTACCAAATTCCTGATCAAACTGTAATTGAGACGTGTTTGAAATCGTCTGTCTCTTCCATTCTTCATCACGCCCAGGAACGTCCCACCAGTTTACTGTGAATGGCTTGTATTCATTAGTTTGTTGAACAGCACCTTCCCAAATCTTGTGAAAGGTGTTTCCTATTCCGTTCGCGGTAGACGTGATAATAACTTTGGTGTCTTTACCCGATGATATAACGGGGTACGTCGAAGTATAGAATTCACTTGCTCGCTCAACAAAAGCAAACTCATCGAGAAATAGTAGATTAACAGACATGCCACGAATAGAACTGCCAGAAGTGGCAGCGGCAATAATCCTAGAATTATTAGAAAATTCGATACTGCCTTTGTTAAGAGCGCGACACCCCGGTTGAAGAAAGAAGGGTAAGTTTTCCAGAGCGAGTGTAACACGTGCGAGCATCTCCCTTGCTGTTGCACCCTTGTTAGCCAAGACTGCAATTGTTTTTTCGGGATGAAAAATCGCATACCAAAGTAGATAAACTACAGAAGAAATGGATTTGCCAGATTGACGACAAGCAAGAACAATAGAAAATCGATTAGTGTTAAAGTGGGTAAACATCTTTTCTTGATAGGGGTAGAGGTCGAAGTTGACAAGCCCTTTATCAAGAGAAATGATTTTAACATAAGTCCTAGCAAAATAACTAGGATCAGACATACAACGAGCATACTCTCTCACTTGGTGTTCAGACCATTCTTGCCGAACACCATCTCTTTTTACATTAATATTTCCAAGGTAATGATCGTGATCACTCATTCGATGGGCTAACATCAATCACCTTTTCCTCTTCACTTTTCATCAATAGTCTTTGCAGATCAGTAGTACTGCCAATAAACACATTATTATTGGTGATTGCTTTTGGTTCTTCTTTTTCTTGTGTAATATCTCGCGTCTTTTTATTAAGCTCCATGAGCTTATCGTTAACGTCCGATATGTTCTTGATCATGTTTGATAAAACTTCGAACGCACGTGGATGTTCTGATTCACGTGCTACTTCAATCATGAGGTCAAGCGACTCCCTTCCCTTGTCAATCAACTCATAGTAAGTTGCGCGAGAATATTCGTAGTCAGACCTGATATTTGGATCATCTTTTTTCATACTATTATTTAGCTTTTATTGAAGCTCACTATCATTACCAAGCGCTTCAGCTTCGCACTTAAATGTAAACAATTGAGTATCTGTATTCGAAGGATCGCTAGCATCAGTAACGGTAATACTAACCGTCATAAATGAATCCCTACTTCCCACAGCAGGTGCCGCAAGTTCTAGATACCAAGAACGATTTGAAGACAGCGAAAGTGAAGTGCCGTAAGAACCGTAAGAATTACCGCTACCCGTAGGACCGCTAGCAATAGTAGCAGTGACATTGAAATTGCCTACTGGTGTACCAGAAGTCCATGTCCCTATTTGAATGTTAGTTCCACCTGGGTCAATATTACCTGTCGCTAATATCGTTCCATTAGACTGGAAGCGAATAATTGCTTGTGCGAGTGATCCCGCACCGCCAAAAGTGAGATCCCACGTAGTTGCAGTTTCTGCCGGATCAATTGCAATGTTAACGGTCGAATTAGGTGTTGCATCTGTTATTGTAAAGCCAACAGTTGCTACAGGCGTATTCGAAGAGGAAGAAGTGTAAAGCCCCATAGTGTATGTGTCATTAATGGTGTCGGCATTTACAGCAGTAGTCGTTGTAAATCCTCCAGCATTGGACGTGACCGACACGGTGCTTGCATATCCACTTGAAAAATCGTCAAACAGAGCTTGCGTTAAGAATTGCACTGTAGAGCCAGCAGAAATGGTTGCAGTTACTGGTGTACTCATTGTCACAGAAGTGGAGTTAACGAACGTTACAGTTCCTGGAATACCAATGCCATTCGTTCTCATACCAATGGCAATGCCAGAAGTATCCGAAAGATTGATAATTGAGCTTCCAGATGCTGTCGAACCTGTTGTCGTCGTAGCAAAGATATCGGTAATTCGATAGTAATAAGTGCCGTTAGGAATATTTGAACCACCAATAGTCCAGTTAATCGAACCGCCTTCTGTGGGTGTAGTTGTGCTGGCGGCTAGTGTGTAAACAGCCGAAGCATCAAGTACCGTAAAGTTTGCAGTTGTAATCAACGTGCCGCCGCTACCAACATAGCCGCCCCGTGACAAAGTGACTGTTCCCGCCAGACCGCCTTCGTGCGCATTGTTTGTAGTAGAAGTTCCAAGATTCACAGAAAATGAAGTCTGCGCGCCAGTATACAGAGAGTAAATTTGAGTCGTACCAAATTTAGCCGCCGCCGCTCCTGAAATTTCGTAGAACAACGCTTCGGAAGGACCATTGTTTGTTGCAACATTAACAACGAGAGCATTACCTTCGACGATATTTGGAATCGTCATCGTGTATTCTTGCTTGGACGTATCGTTAATGGTCACAACGTCAGACTCAATGACAGCACCGCTTACATCAGTTGTCGAAACTTTGACCGTGAAAGTTTCGTTACCTTCAAATCTTACGTCAGATGTTAAAGAAACAGAAAATTGCCCTGTACCACCCGACACAATGAAAGACGCCCTTCCTGGGCTTCCAACTTCAGTAGCAAAACCAGAAGAGAAATCACCTTGTGTGATGAAACCACTTACCACGTTGATCCAATAGTAGTAAACCCCATCTGGTCCAGTAAACGTAAACGTAACAGATCCGCCTTCGTTAACACTTGTAACGGATTCGTTAATCGTGTATGCTGTACCCACAATCGTAAATTGTTGAGACGCAAGAAGCGTACCACCAATCGCTTGATCGTACATGTATGCAATAAAGTTCTGATCTACCACTTCACTACTGTCAGAGAAGAAAACTTTTTGTGATTGCCCAAAGTTGTCTGTTACAGACACACCTTCACGAGAAGTGTTTTTAGGTCTGCCTGCTAGAAAATCTAAATCGTTGGTGGTAATGTTATCAATATAAAAGAAGTATGTGCTGTCTTGAATATTGCGACCAGTAAGCTGGAATCTCGCAGAATCACCTTCGGTAATGATCGAAGGATTCATGAGAATTGAATACTCAGCAGGTTCATCAACGATAGAGAAACCACTAGAAATCGTAAGATCAGGATCGTACTTGGCATTGGTAATAGAGAACGTACCAGAAACTGTTCCGAGATAACTGTCACCAGAAGTTGTTGCAACAACAATGTTTTGACTTGTCGACGTTAGAATCGTCGAGCCAGATGTTGCCGCAAATCTACTGTCGCTGGCGGCGGGCCCAGTAATGCTCCACGTAAGTGTATCACCAATATCATTTGCATCAGCAGTAAAAGATGCAACAAGATTACTTCCTTCTGTGACTGCTCCAATAGCAGAAAGACTGAACACAGGTGCAGTGTTTGCAATTGTCACCGTAGCAGAGTCTTTTTTGATACCATCAAAAGTCTGAATGATTACTTTAAATTGTTCACCCGAGTCAAGCAAATCACCATCTCTTACAGGAGTCAACGTAAATGATCCAGAATCGTTTCGAATCAAGAACGGAAGAGGCGACGCAGAGTCTGGCGGCGCAACAAAAAAATCGTTGCTATCAGTTGTAATGTGTTCGACATAATAGTATAATGTAGTACTTCCACCGCTAGGGACATTCGTACCAGTAGCAGTAAATACAACAGGCGTCCCTTCGCTCACGAGTGTCGAGCTAGGCACAAGACTGTACGAAGATACTACATCGTTAATAGACACAACGGTACCACCGCGTGTTCTACCTAAGGTATCACGCAAAAATACTTGAAACTGCTCAGTGCCTTCTGTCTCTACACTGTCAATCGCTGTGATTAATGAAAAGCGCCCAACGGCTGATCCTGCGCTATCGTTGATCGCAAGATAAGCGGCACTATCGAAAGAAGGAACAGAACCAACAAAGTCAGAATCAGAAGTAGTGTCGTGTGTTACGTAATAATAAATCGAACCAATATTGCCAGGAACATTGGACGCATTTACTCTAAAGTTAATTGTTCCACCTTCACTTATCGAAGAAGGTAAAGGCGTGATCGTAAAAACGCTAGAAGCTCTTTGTGTAACAGCAGAGTCGAGCATTACAGAGTTGATGTTGTCAGTAATAATATCATCAACAGAAACTTCTGCGCCCAGATAAAGCCCAGCAGGATGCGCAAAGAGTTTGAAAATATCTCTCCATTTGGAGATAGGCACACCTACACGAATCAGCAAAGCAAAGGCTTGATACAACTTATCGTTCGTCAGATAGTGTAAAGAGTCCGGACCAATCTGAGATGCGGTATCGTTTAATGTAAAAACATTTTCTTTAGGATATTCTACTTCAGCATCAAGCCCGTAGAAAGAACGGAAGAACCATTCAATAGCAAACTTCGTGCCTTTCGAACGAAACAGTTGATTAGAGAAGTTAGCCGCGGCTCTTTTTTCCCAATCATTTTCACCAAAGCCTTCGAAGTATGCTTCACCTAGAAGAAACTCATCTTCGATAAAAGAAAGCAAACTGATATCAGTTTCATTAATATCGCGAACAGCAAAAAGATGATTCAACAATTCGTTGGGATCGTTCTGATCTTGCCACTCATAATAGTTTTTTAGAAGCGAAATAAACTTAGGGTAGAACTGAGCAAAATGTTCAGGCAAAACGTTTTCGACCTGCATTTCGCGCAGATTAAGAAATCGTCTTCTTTTGTCGAGAAAGCCATTATGCATTATATTCTACCGTAAAGTTGCCTGTATATGTAGTCGTATCAGCCGCATCATAAGAAGCTAGGTAAGAAGAAACACCCGCATCAGTATAAGTAGGTACGTATGTACCTATGTATGTCGCCAAGAATATTTCTCCGCCACCGCCGCTGTCAATAGCCGAATATGCACCAACATAGCCAAGCTGATTACCTGGGCTATAAGAACCTGTATTTTGAACATACGAGCCATATGTGACAACAGGTCCTGTATATACAAGTACATCATAATTCGAAACAAAATCACCTGTGTATGTTGAATAATCGGACGTGAAGTTACCAGTATACGATGCTTCACCTTGGATATATGTACCTAGATACTCAACAAACGTAGTGCCGCCACCAGTTTCTGCGTCATAAGACCCCTCATAGGGAGTTCCTTCAAATGACGATCCTACACCGCCAGCATACGTAGAAAGATACGAACCTAAATAATCTCCAGTATACGAAGCAAGGAAGTCGCCCACGTAACCTGCCGGTGCATAAGAAGGCGAGTAGTCGAGCCCTGAAGCACTGTCAATATAAGTATCAACAGAAACGTAAGAGATTCCAAAATCACCAACGTAAGTCAACAATGATTCTGGTGGCGCTTCTGGATTCGAACCCGCTGAAGGGTACAGAATGTCACCAGTTGATCTACGGGTTTTTGCAATCTTAAGTCTGGGCCACGTAACACCAGTTGTTGGGCGTTCTTTGAAATTCAACTTGGGTACAGTTGGGCCCGTTACTTGACGCTCTTCTTTATATCGAAGATAGTAGTTGACTGTGTTTTTTAAGTCAGTGGTTATAGCGTTTAAAGCGGGATAGCTCCAGCTTGTTACATCGCCCCAATCAAGGGCAGAGTCAAACATAATGTTTTTAAACGAATTATTTTGAAGATACGCTAGAGCCTCAGCCTGCTTCATGTCAGGATAATTTTGTAACATACACGCAAGCACACCAGTGACCTGAGGAGACGCCATGCTTGTGCCACTAATCTGACCAATGTAATGACTTCCGCTACGAGCATCCGTCGTATCTTTGTCGTAAATGCCATTAAAACGAATTGCGCTTATAATCTCATTGCCGGGGGCAAAGATATCTGTTCTTGGTCCAAAGTTACTTGAAAAGTCTCTCTGGTTGTTTTCATATATTGAAGCATTGCCTACACAAATCGAACTATTCCCAGGGGCGGCACCTCTGTTATAATAAACAGCAGAGTCGCCGTTTTGATAAGCGGCACGAAGAGAACCGAAACGTTTGTTTCTTAGAATAACATGATTGTTATAATCGGGTCCATTTGCTGAGTCAATATATGAACTATTATTGCCTGCCGCAGATACTACTATGATTCCGTCATCAATACATTCTTGAGTTTTTGTTGCAACCGATTGAAAAAACCAAGGGACGTTTGAGGTATATGCGTCAGGAATTCCAGCTACTGTATTCACATCAAACCCAAAGTCACGATATGCTCTCGTAAGTGACCACCAAGCAGGCACAGCATAGTTGTAGATTTGTTCAGAAGTGAATGGCGCGTTATACGTAGTTCCGCGATATACTATTTTTTCGATATCGCTGTCGCCATTAGCCCAAGGAAACTCACCAGTGACCCCGTAATTGTAGCCCCAACTGTTATTGATAATCGTTGGATTTTTACGACCAGTTTTTGGATTAGTACCTTTGTTTCGATGAAATGCTCGCACATAGTCAAGCACATAACTAGAACTTACACCAGACGTTTTCCAATTGTAATTAGAAGAGTATGGGCTGATAGTGTAAACATTTGCTTTTCTTGCCCAACCCTGAGTATTACCTACAATAGTGCCCATCACGTGCGCGCCGTGATTGTTGTTAGACGAATCACCTAAACTGCAAATGTCGTAATCCCAAGTGCCGTTAGAATAAAGCCCACCCGTAACAGAATCGGTATGCTGAAACCAGTTGTACTGAATAATACGTGAACCACCAGTACCATCTGCATTGACAGCGAATTCTGGATGATCTAAATTAGGCGTACCGTCAACGACAATTACATCAACATCAAGCCCTTCTGCGTTGACTGTAACGCTACTGGACACGAGAGTAGACGCACCATTTTCGCCCCAATTAGGATCGTCGGCGGCTGTACATTGATACAGAGCCCAGTTGCGATAAGTGTTGTTGATCGCACCCAGCGACTTACTCCAGTTACCCGATTGTGTCCAAACAGGCTCGGGACCAATATTATGTTCGTCTAAAGAAGGCTCAACAGTGTGAACACGAGGATCGTTTTTAAGTAATTCGACCTCTTCTTCTGTGAGTCTGTAAGGCGTTACGCGACTAAACGGAAGTCTTGCGGCATATTCTACAGCACGATTCGGTATGTAAAGATTACCACCAGGGGATTCCATATCCGCGTAAAACGCGTCGAGATCCTCTGTTCGATGCAATATGACGTTATAGACTTTTAAACTCATATTTCAAGCTTTAATGCCGTCAGCGTGACTTCAACGGGGTTGGTGACTCCACTCAAGTTAACAATCTTGAGCGGCATCGAATTCGTCACCGGCGAAGAATTGTTGAAACCAGTAGGAGCAGGAGCAAGATTAATCGTTTCTGCACCAGAGGTAATTACTTCTGCAACAACACCAGCACCCGGAAGAGGGTCTTCGGCTTGTAGTCGACCAAGGTCTGCCGTTCTGGACGCAGAGTCAGTATAAACACGCACCCAAGCCGCACGATCGGTTTGAATCTTGAATAGAGAGTATGCTTTATAACCTGAAATGACAACATCAGCAGAATCTTGGTCTGCAATGGATGCAGTCTGTACCGTAAGATTTGCACGAGAAGAAAGACCCGAACCTGTTCCGCCCGAATCAGCCGCATTTACCCACTGCGATCCATTGTACTTAATTACCTGATTCGTCGTAGGAGAAGAAATAGAAACACCACTCAGACTATTTAAAGTAATCTCAGTGTTAATAAGTTGAGTAGCTAGCGCACTGTCAAGCCCACCGCCACCACCGCCACCACCGCCAGAAGAGTCAGCGGCGTTAACCCACTTCGTTCCGTTATACTTAAGAACTTGATTTACAGTTGGTGAAGTGATGACAACATCTGACAACTCAACAAGTGTGGTCGGTCCGCTAGAGTCTGTAGCGTTTACCCAGTAAGCACCGTTATATTTCAGCACTTGCCCGTCAGTGAGCCCACCGATAAGAACATCAGTCAACGCACCAAGATTGTCGATACCGGCAGAGTCAGTGCCATTTACCCAAGCAGAACCACTCCACTTCAGAACTTCTCCTGCAAGAGGTGTAACAATGCTAACGTTTGTTAGAGCGTCTAGGGTAACAGGAAGCGTCGCTGAGTCATAAAGATCCGACAAGAAGTAGTCAAGATAATCGATAACAGCCGCCGCAGTAGGAATAGCACCGTTGCTGTCGTGATTCTGAATACCTGTGCCAATGAATCGATTAGCTGTGATGCCAGCAGTAACATCAGTTAACGAACCAAAAGATACGTCGCCCGTCGCATCAATGTCACCACCAACAATGAGATCGTTGTTTACCGTCGCATCTTCTTTGATGATAACATTGTCGCCAGAGTCCGTGACATTTCTTGTAATGCCTAAAAGGAATCTTTCGCGAGTAATTCTTTTAGTCGTAGCCGCAGAAGTATCATTGATTACAAGAACGTCGTTATCTTCGACGTTCTGTAAATCTGATAGTTCTGATATTCTAATGTCTGCCATTTTGTTTCCTCAACGTTATAGCGATATTTATAACGATGCGCCTTGTGTCAGGTTACCTGTCATGAAAACATTACCCGCAGAATCGAACTTGACCTTCTTCACGCCTTGATAAGAGAAGAAGAGTTCGTTTGCACTTTCAAACATTTCCCAGTTATCAGTAGCAAAAATTCCTGTAGACAATTTGTTTCTAAAAGGATTATAAGTCAAGTCTGTATTAACGTTTACGTTATCGTTACCAGAAGTTGTACTTCCCAAGTGAACGTAATATGTTGCGCTGTCAGCTACGGTCGTCACAGCAACGTTTGCGGCATTAGTAGAACTTACAGAAGTTACGTTAGTGAGGTTTGTACCGTCGCCCGAGAAAGCCGTAGCGCTTAAAGTAAAGGTCTGAGGATCGTACACCAAATCCGCTGTGGTGCTTACGCTGTCAAATCCTGTCTGAAGAGTTCTCAGCATCAGATAATGAACGCCTGTTGAATCAAGCGTAACAGCATCTGTTTGTTGTGAAGTCAACGAAACTGTGGTACTTGTAACATTGGTAAGCCCAGAACCGTCTCCAGTTATGACACCACCAACATTCAGATTGCCGTCAACTCTTGCGTCGCCTTTAACATACAGATCGCTGTCAACTGTTGCCTCGCCAAGAATTCTAACACCGTTAGAAGAATCATAAATGTTGAACAGAGCATCACCTGAAGTTAGGGCATACTGAGCAAGAATAGCATTAGCGGCATTCAAAGCGCTGTCAGCAGTCAAAGAGTTCTGTGCAAACTGTGCATTGATTGCATTTGTAGCATTAGTTGCACTGTCAGCAAAAGTTGCAATTTGTGCAGATTGTGCGTTCAATGCAAAAGTGGCTGTGTTTGCACTGTCAGCAGTTTCGGCAAATACAGCAGTTTGAGCGATCAGAGCATTGGTCGCATTAGTAGCACTATCCGCTCTTAATGCATATTGAGCAAAAATTGCGTTT